GTCAAAGGGGGACGTGACCGTGCTTGTTAACCGCGATTTCGCGCGTCATCACGCGCGCTCGTTCGAATTAAATTCATTTAATGACAATGGGTTGGAAGTCGATCTTCCAACCGTAAGCGAGCTGCTTTACCTGCGGCGCGGCTTGACTCAGCCGGGCGGCAAGCTGCCTCTGTTCGATCTTGACGGACAGGAAGTCAATGTTTCCGTCGTCAAGAAATGCCTGAATGCCGGCTGGGCTCAGCCCTGGTTCAAGAATCCGCTGAAACCGGACTGGCTCGTCTGCAAGCTCACGGAGCTGGGGCGGCAGGTCGCGTCCGCGCCGTAACGCTTCACGTCACGATCGCCGCTGCGTTGAGCAGCACAACCGCCACGGTCATCATGTCCTGCAGGGCGGGACCAGCCCATGCCCGGCAGCGCAATCAGCGCTGCCGAACGGGCTGCCGAACGCCTTGGCCCGTTGCTTTGGCCGGGTCACGTCAGCGATGGAGGCGAAGGACGTTCCGACGGGGGAATGAGATAATGCCTGAGGCACCCGCCCGACGAGCCGCAGGAGCGAGGGCCCAAGGCCCTCGTCAAAGCCGTGGCCCAGGGGCGCGATCAGCATGACCAGACGGCGGCCGTACGCTCGCCGCGGGTTCACGACGATTTCTGGCGGGGGTGTTAATTGGTCGGGGCGACAGGATTTGAACCTGCGACCCCCAGTCCCCCAGACTTACCCGGCAGCCTAACACACCACAACGGGACAGAACGTCCCGCCCTAGATCGTGTGTGTATTTCCTTAGAAATTCAGGAAATGTTACGGTATGTTGTGGTTCAGGGGTAACGGTGCCTAACGGCGGTTTTCGTTACCCTCTGGACCCCTGGGGTAACAGATGGGCTCGTCATGGCGGTGAAACTTACGGCCTTGAAGGTCGAAAACCAGAAGCCCGACCCTTCGAAGCGGATCGAGATCGCGGACGCAGGGAAGCCCGGGCTCTACCTGGTCGTGCAGCCCAACGGGCGAAAGTCATGGGCGGTGCGGTATCGGCGGCTCAGCGATCGCATGCCGCGCAAACTGACGCTGCAGGGCTTCCCGTCGCTGGGCGTGGCGAGAGACATGGCGGAGGACGCCCTGCGAAAGGTGCGCGAGGGCCAGGACCCCGCGGCCGAAAAGCAGGAGGCGCGGCGCGCGACGCCGATACAGAACCTGCCGCTTGAAGATGCCTTCCTGCTGTTTCTGAACAAGCACACCAGAACGAAGAAGGGGCGGCCGATCCGCGAATCCACNCGCCGCGAATCGGCGCGTCTGCTGGGCTTTAAGCGGGAACCCTCAAGACGCCGAGCGCTGGGTGGTCAGCGGTTCCGGCGCGCTGGCCCGTCTGCCTGCGGGCCTGACGCTTCAGACCACCCGACCGGCCGACATTCGCGACCTGCTCGACGAGCTCGTCGACATCGGGCCGGTAATGGCGAATCGCACCCTGGCGGCGCTGAAGACGTGCTTCTCCTTTCACGTCCGGCGCGACCCCGATCTGCTGCCGCGGTCGCCCTGTGAGGGTCATCGATGACCCTTCGCCCGAGGTCGAGCGAGAGCGCGCCCTGCCTGACGAGGAACTGGCCGCGGTGTGGAGAGCGGCCGAGACTGAGGGCTACCCCTTCGGCCGGCTGGTGCAGACGCTGATTCTCAGTGGCTGCCGCCGGGACGAAGCGCGGGACGCGCCGGAGCCGGAGTTTGACCTCAAGAAGCGGGAATGGGTCATTCCGGGGCACCGAACCAAGAACGGTCGCGAGCACCTTGTTCCGATCACCGACGCGATGGCCGCAATCATCGAAGGCCTGCCTCGCGTGAAGGGGAAGGCGCGGCTGCTGTTCTCGACAACGGGCGAGACGCCGATTTCCGGCCTGGCCAAGTACAAGCGNCGGCTCGACGCCGCCGTCGTCAAGGATCTGGGGCGTACCGGTCGACAGATGGACGCTGCACGATTTGCGCCGCACCTTCGTCACCGGGCTTCAGGGCCTCGGCTTCCCGCTCGAGGTGGCCGAGGCCTGCGTCAACCACCGCAGCGGCACCGTGAGCGGTGTGACCGGTGTGTATGCGCGGTACGCTTATCTCAACGAGAAGAAGGCGGCGCTTGAAGCCTGGGCAAGGCATGTCGACAAGATCGTCAACGGCAGGAAGGGGGCCGACGTCGTAGAGCTGCAGAGGAGGGCGGGCTGATGCCGATCCTCGATCTGCCTTCGGCTCACTTTGATTTCGGCGTCGCTGCTGGAAATTCCCGAAGTCGTCTTGGCAAGGATTCGAGGCGAGGAGGACTTGGCCAAGCTGTCAGCCATTGGGAATGAGGTCCTGTTGAACCGGGACATCTTTCATACGATCTCGATCATGTCCTCTCCCGATCAAGATCATGTTCTCGCGATAAAATCACGCGCTGGCCGCTGATCAGGCGCTGGGCATCGTGCAGGAGCTACGCGAGGCGTCTGTAGAGTGCGTGGTCGACGCAGATGTCGCTCTGAGCTTCGCGGATGAGAGGGATTGGAAACGTCTACTCGACGACAGCATGCGGGCCAACGGCGCTGCGTGTACGGCGAGCGGATACATTCTGCGCTGGGTGATTTCGCGGTGGCAGCGTCAGGAGACTCGCGCCGAGGCATCGCTGGGGAGCGCAATATCCAAGGTCCATGAATGGGCTCAGGCGAACAGGGTGCCCGGTGTAGGCCGACAAAACCTCCGGCAGCACATCTGGCCTAAATTTAAACCCGTCTCCCACTTGTGGGCTGCCTTGTTCATCTTCAGGGACCTGGACATGTCGTTCACCACGCCCGAGGGGTTTCTGCATTTTTTATCCACCGCGCATTCGTTGCTTCTCACCGCAAGCACTATCGTCCCCAAAGGTAGACGTGCCGGTGAAGCGTTCCTTCCATTGGATGCTGCATGGCAAATTCCAGAGTCTTACTTGGTGCGAGCAAGAGCAGGCGACGTAGACCTCGGCTTGATTGGCCACTGGGTCGACAATGCCGACAGCCACGACATCCGAAAAATAGCCGGCCCGCTCTAGCAGGTATAAAATCCGAGGCGTCGAGATTGTACCGGTATAGCGAACCGCCCTCGCATTTTGATTCTGTTCGCGAATAAGCGCCGGCCATAGATGGAGTGCTCCCGATATTAACGGAGCGCTTCATGCAAGAACACGACGCCGATGAGCTGATCCCTGACCCCGCGGTTTGCCGCGAGTTCAACATCACGCCGATGACGCTCTGGCGTTGGGACCACGACAATGCGCTCGGCTTCCCGCCGAAGATCAAGATCCGCACGCGCAACTATCGCAGTCGTCGGGCGCTCAACCAGTTTCGCGAGCGCATGGTGCGCCAGGCGTTGGGCCAGCCTGCCGCCTCGCCGAAGCAGCAGGCCGAAGCGGCCTAGTGGCGACCCCGGAAGCGACGAGGCCCGCCCTCTGTTCGGAAGGCGAGCCCCGCGTGATCGATCAACCTGCTGGCGAGCATGTGAACGGTCGCGAAGCTACCACCTCCTCGAAATCGCAACAACTGCGGCCCTATCAGGCGGCGGCCGTCGCCGAGATCGCCGGTGCCATCAAGGCCGGTCGGCGGCGGATCATCCTGGTGGCGCCCACCGGCGCCGGGAAGACCGTCATCATGGCGCGCCTTGCCCTCGACGCCCGCTGCGATGGCCGCAGCATCTTGGCGCTGGTCCATCGTCGAGAGCTCGTCCAGCAGCTATCGGGCAAGCTCTTCGACGCGGGAATCGACCACGGACTCGTCGCGGCCGGCTTCCCGGCGCGACCTGGCGAGCGGGTGCAGGTCGCTTCGATCTCGACGCTTCATGCTCGCGCGGTTCGGGGCTCGGCGATGAGCCTCCCGGATGCGGACCTGATCCTGGTCGACGAGGCGCACCACGCCACCGCGCGGACCTGGCGGCAACTCATCGCGGCGTACCCCGGCGCCATCGTGATCGGCGTGACGGCGACACCTTGCCGAGGCGACGGCCGAGGCCTCGGCAGCATCTTCGATTGCATGATCGAATGTCCGCCGATCTCGGAATTGATCGCGGCTGGCTTCCTCGTCCCGACCAAGGTGTATGCGCCGACCGAGCCCGACCTGGCCGGCATCAAGATCTCGCGCGGCGACTACAACGAAAAGCAGCTGGCGGAACGGATGGACGGTCCGCAGTTGGTCGGCGACATCGTCACGCACTGGCACCGTCTCGCCGAGCGCCGGCGCACTGTGGTTTTCGCGACATCAGTTGCCCACGCGATCCATCTCCGAGACGAGTTCGGGCGCTCCGGAGTTGCGGCCGCTCATGTGGACGGCGGCACTCCCACGATCGAGCGCGATGCCATCCTTGCGAGGCTCGCGGCCGGCAGTCTTGAGGTCGTCGTGAACTGCGGCGTCCTCACCGAAGGCTTCGATCTTCCGGCAATCGGCTGCATCGTGATGGCCAGGCCGACGAAGTCCCTCGCTCTCTTTCGTCAGATCGTGGGTCGTGGGCTGCGGCCAGCGCCCGGCAAGGATCATGTCCTCGTCCTGGATCATGCCGGCGCGACGTTCGAGCATGGGCTGATCGAGCAGCCGATAAAGTGGACGCTCGCACCGGACGGTCGAGCGGAACGGCAATCGCAAAGCTCGCGCGGGAAGAGCCGGGCGCCAGAGCTGAAAGCCTGCCCTGAATGCAGCGCGATTCGCTGGAGCTGGGCGCCCTGCGATGAGTGCGGTTGGCGGCCTCGCGTGAAGCCTCAGGTCGTCGAATCGACGGATGGAGTATTGGGGCACGTCAGCGCGGACCGCGTCGCCCAAGAACGGAAGCCGGGCTTCGACGAGAAGAACCTGTTTCATGCTGAGCTGGCGTGGATCGCGACGGAGCGTGGCTATGCCTCCGGCTGGACCGCTCACAAGTTCCGAGAGAGGTTCGGCGAGTGGCCGATCTCGAGACTGTCGCCGGCGCCGATCGAGCCCCGCCCCGAGACTCGTTCCTGGATCCGCAGCCGCCAGATCGCGTTCGCCAAGGCGCGTGCACGGGCGGGGGCAGCGGCATGATGGCGAGCACCATAGAACGTGCGCGCAACCGTTGGCGCGAGATCCTGCCGGCGCTCGGCATTGCGGCCAACTTCCTGCGCAACAAGCACGGCCCGTGTCCCATGTGCGGCGGAAAGGACCGTTTCCGCTTCGACGACAAGCAGGGCGAAGGAACCTATTTCTGCAGCCAGTGCGGCGCCGGCACCGGGATCATCCTGTTGCGCAAGTTTCACGGCTGGTCGCATCGCGAGGCGTGCGATGAGATCGATCGTCTCATCGGTAGTGACGCCCGGCCGGTGGCGCCGATGCGGCCGGAGCCGGACAAGGACATCGCCGCGCGCCGCGCCGCAGTGCGCAAGCTGCTCGACGAGTCCGACGCGCCGGAAGTTGCCGCTGACTATCTCGCCTCGCGCGGCCTACGGACATCGTCACCGATCATTCAGGGGCACCGCGCCCTGCCATACTTCGCCGAGGGAAGGGTGCTCGGCACCTTTCCGGCCGTGGTGGTGCCGATCCTCGGCCCGCGGGACGAGCTGGTATCGGCGCACCGGATCTACATCGGCGACGTCGCCCCCCGGAAGAAGCTCATGCCCGCGGCCGGCACGATGACCGGCGCCGCGGCCAGGCTGCATCCGGCGGATGACGAGCTCGGCATCGCCGAGGGCATAGAAACCGCCCTTGCCGCACGCGAGCTATTCGGGATCCCGACCTGGGCAGCGATCTCGGCTCACGGGCTGGAGACGTTCACGCCGCCGCCGAACATCCGGCGCATGCACATCTTCGCCGACAACGACACCAGCCACACCGGCCAGGCCGCGGCCTATGCCCTGGCGAAGCGGCTGAGCAGGGATAGTGTCGAGGTTCTGGTCAACATCCCGGAGCGGACTGGCGACTGGCTCGACGTGCTCAACGCGAGGGCCGGCACATGAAGCTCACCCCGCACAAATGGGCCGACCAACAGATAGCGGCACCGGGCAAGCTGCAGGCGCTTCTCCATGCGTTGGCCAGCTTCGCTAATCCCCAAGGCCGCGCTTACCCCAGCCAGGAGACGATCGGCCGCCGCCTTGGATGGAGCAAAGGGACCATCAAAAAATGGTCTGACGTCGGCAGGGCGCTCGGTCTCTTCTCCACGAAGAAGCGCTTCAACGCCGCCAAGGGGCACGTCGACGCGATGATCTACACCCTGCATCTCGACCGGGTGATCACGGCGGAAGAGGTCGCCATGCAAATCGCAAATCTGCGATTTCCCCCCTCCGAGGCAAATCGCAAAAATGGGGGATTTCCCTCTGGCAGAGGCAAATCGCAAAAACGAGGGGGGGAAATCGCAACTGACGGCAAACAACTCCAGAACAGTATGAAAGAGCTTGAGCTTACCAAGAAGGCGGGTGACGCGAAGCCTTCGGAAGGTGGCCCCGCCCATCGTTGCCCGCCGAGCCAAGCCAAGCTTTCGCCGGGTCGCGACTGGCTCTTGGTAAGCGACCTCGCCGAGCGCCCCACATGAACGACATTCACCCCAAGGAGATCATCATGGACGGCAGCAACGTCACGTCGTCGAATCGCCTGCCCATCCTGCAGGCGCAGATCGTTGAAATGCACAAGGCCGTTGGACGCTTCGAGCACGAGGCGGCCGTCGCGGCGCTCGGCGCAGGCAAGATGCTGATCGAGGCCAAGGGCTTGTGCGGCCACGGTGAATGGCTGCCCTGGCTGAAGGCGGCCGGCATCCATGAGCGCACCGCGCGCCGCTACATGGCGCTGGCGGCGTCCAACCTCAAATCGGACACCGTGTCCGATCTCGGCGGCATCACCCCGGCGCTCCGCTTCCTTCGGCTGCGCACGCTGGCTTGTCAGCAGATGGACGAGGCGCGCGACGCGCACCGGCAGGAGAGGCACGAGGACGCAGACGTAGCCCTAGAGGTCGCCATCTTGCTCACGGGCGAAATGGTAGCGCTGTTCAAAGCAGGGGAAGCGTGATGGAGAACGATCAACCCGTGCTACCGGCTCGACTCCGGAAGCCTCGCCTGCGACGCAGCGAAGCCTGCGAATATCTCGCGGACGTACATGGCATTGAGGTCGCGGTCTCTACGATGGCAAAATGGGCCAGCCAGGGAACCGGGCCCGCGTACTCAACGCTGCATAGGACGCCGCTGTACGCGCGCACCGATCTTGACGAGTGGGTGGCCGCGCACCTCAAGCCGTGTCGGCCTCGCTGATCATCGGTGTCCCGAGCGACGGCGGGAAAACATCGGGCAACGCCAGAAAAGCTAAAACACCTGCCGCGCTGCTATTGGTTTGACCGGCCAGCGTTCTGACCGAAACCATGCATCAATGTTCGGCAAGCTGCGCGGCCTCTTCAACGGTGAACGGAAGTCGGTTGACCCCTGGTCGGCGTTGATCGATGCGGGCGCGCGAACGGCCGCAGGCATCTTGGTCAACCCCGATCGCGCGATGAAATGCACGGTCGCCTATGCCGGCGTCAGGGTGATTTCGGAAACCATTGGCGCGCTGCCGTGCCATTTGTACCAGCGCTCGGCGGACGGCGCGAAAGCCCGCGCTACAGCGCATCCGCTCTATCGGCTGTTGCACGATCGGCCGAACGGCTGGACCGGTGCCAGCGAATTCGTGATGGCGCTACAGATGGATGCGCTGTTGCACGGTCGCGGCCTGGCCCTCGCGAACCGCTCTGGCGACCGCGTGGTCGAGTTGATCCAATTGCCGGCTACCTCGACTGTGGTCGAGATCGATCCCGAGACTCAGGAGCCCGTCTATAAGACGACGCTGAAGAACGGGACCTCTCGAAAGTATCGCTGGCAAGACATTTTGCATCTGCCGTCGCTCGGCGGCATGGCGCCGGTCAAGCAAGCCAGTGAAGCAATCGGCCTCGCCTTGGCGATGGAGACGCACGCGGGCAACTTGTTCAGCCGCGGCGCCCGCCCATCCGGCGTGCTGAAGGCCAAGGGCAAAATCAATGACGAGGTCGGAAAGCGGCTCAAGACCTCATGGCAAGGCGCCCATAGCGGCGGTAGTTCGGGCGCCACCGCGATCTTGGAAGATGGAATCGAATTCCAAGCGTTGACCTTCTCATCGGTCGACGCGCAATTCGCCGAGCTACGCGCATTTCAGGTCGCGGAAATTGCCCGCGCGCTTCGTGTCCCGCCGGTGCTTTTGATGGACTACGGCAGAGCGACCTGGGGCAATGCCAGCGAGATGAGTCAGTCGTTCCTGACGTTTTGCGTCTTGCCTTGGCTGAAGTTGTGGCAAGGCGCGATCTCGCGGCTGTTGACCCTCGAAGAGCAGGAGAAGTTCTTTCCGGAGTTCATGGTCGACGATCTCATCCGAGCCGATATCGCTCAACGCTTTCAAGCCTACGCCGTGGCGGTGCAGTCGCGGATCCTGCTGCCCAACGAGATCCGCGCGATGGAAAACCGCGCGCCGATCGAAGGCGGCGACGAGTTCCCGGTCGCAGCCACCACCCCAATTGAACCGGCGCAACAGCAGCGCCCGAAACCGAGAGTCGCGGCATGACGAAGGAAACAGGTTTCGAGATCGAGATCGACACCAAGGCCGTGACCGCCGAGGGCGAATTCGAGGGCCTGGCCAGCGTGTTCGGCAATGAGGACCTCTCCCGCGATGTCATGGTCGCCGGCGCCTTCACGAAGTCGCTGGCGCGTCGCCCGGCCGGCAAGGTCAAGATGCTGCGGCAGCACTACACCGATGAGCCCATCGGTATCTGGACCTCTCTGACCGAGGACAGCCGAGGCCTCAAGGCGCGAGGAAAGCTGATCCTCGATACCGTGAAGGGGCGCGAAACTCTGGCGCTCCTCCGGGCCGGTGCCTTGGATGGACTGAGCATCGGTTTCAGGACCCTGAAGGACCGCTTCGATCGACAGAAGGGCATCCGCTTCATCGAAGAGGTCGACCTGGTCGAGATCAGCGTCGTGACGTTCCCCGCGAATCCCAAGGCGGTGGTTTCCGCCGTGAAGAGCCAGGATCCCGAGCGCGCGCGGGCGCTCGTCCTGGCAGTGAAGCGGCTCGAGGAGGGCCTGCGATAATGCACTATCTCAGCAAGCGAGGCCTCGCCGCGTTGGCGTTGGAGACGAAGGCGGAAAGCGATGAGGCCGATCCGCTGAAGGCGATCGAGGCGCTCGGCGTCACGATCAATGGCAAGTTCGCGGACTTCGCCAAGGACATGAAGGCGCTCGGCGACAAGGTCGACGTCGAGATCGTGAAGCGCAATCGCCCCGGCGCCGAGAACAAGAAGGAAGGCGACGGCCTCGAGGTCAAGGCCTTCACCACGTTCCTGCGCAAGGGCGATGCCGCGCTAAGCGCCGACGAGATCAAGTCGCTGCGGGTCTCCAACGACACCACCGGCGGCTATCTCGCTCCGGCGGAATTCAGCGTCGAGGTCGATAAGAATCTCGTTCAGTTCTCGCCGGTGCGCGCCGCGGCCCGTGTCGGCCAGACCAGCGCCGGCAGCGTCATTATCCCGCGCCGGACGGGCAAGCCCACGGCATCCTGGGTGGGTGAAACCGAGACGCGCCCCGAGACGGGCTCGACTTACGGGCAAATCGAGATCCCCGTGGACGAGATTTCCGCGTGGGTCGATGTCTCGAAGAAGCTGCTGGAGGACTCGGCGGTCGATATCAACGCCGAGGTTTCCTTCGACCTCGCCGAGGAGTTCGGTCGCCTCGAGGGTGCATCGTTTGTCAGCGGTGACGGTGTCAAGAAGCCCCTCGGCTTCATGTCGGACACCAACGTCGCGTACAGCGTCAGCGGTTCGGCATCCGTGATCGCCGATGCCGATGGCGGCGTCGATGGCCTCATCGATCTGATGTACGCGCTACACCCGTTCTACAGGTCGCGCGGTGTGTGGATGGCCAACGGCAGCACGATCGGCAAGCTTCGCAAGCTCAAGGATGCGGACAAAAATTATATCTGGGCCGCATCGATCCGCGACGGCGAGCCGGCCACGCTGCTCGGCCGACCGATCATCGAAGCGCCGGACATGCCGGACATCGCCGGCGGTGCCTACCCGCTGGTCTTCGGCGACTTCGCCACGGCGTACCGGGTCTACGACAGGGTCGGAATGTCCTTCCTGGTCGATCCCTACACGCAGGCGACCTCTGGCTTGACGCGGATCCATGCCCGCAAGCGCGTCGGCGGCCGTCTTGTCCGACCCGAGGCGATCCGCAAGCTGAAGATCGGCACGAGCTGATCGACGGCGCGGGCCCGTCGAGAGGCGGGCCCGACACCCTTTCCCCAAGGAGACATCATCAATGCGCGACATGGCGAACAATGTGACCCCGAAGCCGGTGCTGGCGCCGGCCGTTGGGACCGACGACACCCCGCTCGTCGGGGCGATCATCGATCGGCTCGGCTACGATTCGCTGACCTACCTGATCCAGACCGGCACGCTGGCCGATGCCGGCGCGACCTGGACAGCGCTGCTCGAGGAGAGCGACGCCGCCAACATGGATGGCGCTGAGGCCGTCGCGGACGCTGACCTCATTGGCACCGAGGCGCTGGCGAGCCTGACGCAGGCCAACGACGGCGTCTGCCGCAAGCTCGGCTATGTCGGGAACAAGCGCTACACCCGGCTCACGCTGACGCCCTCGGGCAACGCCGGCAACGCGCCGATCTCGGCAATGGCGCTGCTCGGCATGCCGTACTCGCGCCCGACCGCGAACCCGCCGGCCTAAGGGCGATGTCCCGCGATCCGGTGTTCGAAGTCACGTCGGCCGCTGCGAACGCCGCAGCGCGCCGGCTGACTACCGCGGCCAAGGTGCAGGCAGTGCTGTTCGGTGGTACGGCCACCGATACGGCGCTGATCGAGGCAATGATCGATCGCGTCTCGGCAAGGGCGGCCAGGCACTGCAATCTCGCCAAGGATGTCACGGGCACGCTGCCGACGTTCGGTCGGGAAACCTGCAGGGCAACATGGCCGGCGGATCATTGTCGCCAGGCCTGCGAGCTGGTGTTGCCGTGGCGAGTGCCGGTGACGACGATCTCATCGGTGGTCGAGGATGGCGTCACGCTGTCCGCCACGGACTACAGGCTGAGGGGCGGGGCCATCCTGGAGCGGCTGAGCGATGATGTCCCGGTGCCGTGGTCTAGGGTCAAGATCGTGGTGACGTATGTTGCCGGGTGGCAACTCGAGAGCGCCGATCAGGTGCCTCCGGACCTCGAGGCGGCGGTGATCGATCAGGTGCGCACCGCGTATCAGACCCGGGCCCGTGATCTCACGCTACGAAGCGAGCAGGTGCCCGATGTCTATTCGGCTACCTACAGCGTGCCGGGCGGGGACAGCGTCGGCGGCGATGGTCTGCTCGTCCACGTCGAGGCAGCCCTGGCTGAGTATCGCGCCTGGCCAACACCGTGAGTAGACCGAAGGAAGGGTGACATCGATGCCGATGCAGGCGCCTCGCGCGTTGGCCTGTGGCTGCAGGGCGCTCCCCGGCGAACTGTGCGAGCACCAGCGCGCACGCCGTGCGGAGGCCGAGCGCCGCCGCCCTACGGCACGCCAGCGCGGCTACACGTCGAAGTGGGAGCGTGAGTCCAAGGCCTTCCTGGCGCTGCCTGCGAATCGCTACTGCTGCTGCGGCTGCGGACGTGCCGCCGATGCCGTCGACCATCGCGTTGCCCACAAGGGCGATCAGCGCCTGTTCTGGGACCGGTCGAACTGGCAGCCGATGGCCCGAGGGTGCAACAGCGCGAAGGCGGCCCGGTCCGAAGGCGGCTTCGGCAACCCGACAGGCCCCCGGCCTCAAACTTTCAGCCAGGGGGAACGGACCGCGGGGGACCAGTCGCGCGCGGTTTTCACGAATTCGACCCCTAGAACGGGCGCCCAGTGAATGCGCGGCCGTCGCCCGGCGCTTCAGGCGATCCCCGGCGGGCAAGGTGCCTCCTTGACCGAATTTCCGGCCCTGCCGGCGCATCTGCCGGCCGGCATGATCGGAGAATGGCAGCGCCTGATCGGCGACCTTCAGGCGCGCAAGCTCTGGGACCCCGTGATGGTGTCAGCCGCCGAGGGCTACGTCACCGCCATGTGGATGGTCGCCGAGTGCCGGAAGGCCATCGCCGCAGACGGGGCCTTCGTTCGGACCAAGACCGGGGAGCCGAAACCCCATCCGGCAGCGGGCGTGCTCTCGAAGCAGCTCGAGATCGTCGCCCGCCTGGCCGGCGAGTTCGGCATCACTCCGGCGAGCCGATCGCGGAAAGGACTGCAGGGTGGTGAAGGCACCGGCGACGACGACGCGGCCGCACTGGGCATTTGATCAGTCACCGATCGAGGATCCGTTGGGGTACGGCGAGCGGGCGGTGAAGTTCTTCGGCGCCTTGAGGCACCCGAAGAGCACCGAGCCCGAAGGACGCCTCAAGCTCGCGCCTTTCTGGGAGCGAATTGTCCGCCGGATCTATGGGCCACGCGATGCCAAGGGCCGGCGCATCGTGCGCACGGTGTTCATCATGATTCCGCGCGGCGCCAGAAAGACCACCGTCATCGGCGGCGGGCTCGCGCTGCTGCATTCCATCGGCCATGAAAGGCGTTCGCACGGGCAGGCGCTCCTGGCCGCCGGCGCCGAGGATCAGGCCGAGCTGGCCTTCGACGAGGCCAAGTCCATGGTCAAGGTGACGCCAGCGCTGGCCAAGGCGGTGAAGGTCCGCGCCGACTATCTGGAGCACAAGACCGCGGAGTCGACCCTGCAGGTACTGAGCGCCGAGGGCGACGTCAGCCATGGCAAGACGCCCCATTTCTGCTCGGTCGACGAGCTTCACGTCTGGAAGAACCGCAAGCTCTGGAAGGCGCTGAAGACAGGCCTGATCAAAGTGCCGGAGACGCTGCTGGTGATCACCACGACGGCGGGGCGTGGCCAGACCGGGCTGGCGTGGGACGAGTACCAGTATGCCCGCCGTGTCGCGTTGGGGGTGATCGAAAACCCGTCCTATCTGCCGGTGATCCTGGAGCCGGCGCCCGGCGATGACTGGCAGGACGAGCGCCTGTGGCACCGGGTCAACCCCGGTCTCGCCGACGGCTACCCCGATCTCGACGAGATGCGCGCCGCCGCCCTTGAGGCCCGCGAGAAGCCGGCCGAGCGGGACGATTTCAAGCAGTACAATCTGAATTTCTGGCTCGACCAGTCGCTTTCACCCTTCGTCGAGATGGCGATCTTCGACGAGGGCAATCGCCCGATCGACGTCGAGGATCTGCACGGTCGCGAGGCCTGGCTGGCAGTGGACATGTCGACGACGACCGATCTGACCGCGGTGGTCGCCATCTTCCGAGGGAACGGCGACGGCGACGACACCGGGTATCGCGTCCTGGCGCACTTCTTCGTTCCCGAGGACAACCTTCAGGGCCGCGCCGATCGCGACAAGGTCCCGTATCCGCAGTGGGCCGAGCAGGGCTTCATCACGCCGACGCCCGGCAACGTGATCGACTACGAATCCGTGGTGACGAAGATCCGCGAGTGGTGCGGCCTCTTCAATGTCCGGGAGATCGGTTTCGATCGCGCCTATGCGCAGCCGGTGATGGCGCCACTGCTCGAGGATGGCCAGCCGGTGGTCACGTTGCAGCAGGGATGGGTTACGCAGTCGCCGGCGGTACGTGAGCTGGAGCGCGCCATCATTGCGCGGACTTTCTATCACGACGGCAATCCGGTCCTGCGGTGGTGCTTCGAGAACGTGGCCGTGCACGTCGACAGCAACAACAACAAGACCTTCCACAAGGGCAAGTCGCGCGATCGGATCGACGGCGCCGCGGCGACCTGGATGGCAGTCTCCCTGGCGAGCGCTGCACCGGCGCGATCGGTGTACGAAGGCGACGACCGGCCGGACGGTCTGCTGGTCATCTGAGGTCGGCGGGCAGGCGGGGAAACCTCAAGCAAACAGCGGCAAAGCTGAATTCGCCCGGGGCGCGGTGTTCCCGTGCGCGATGGGCGGATGGCGACAATGATCTTCGTCGCATCTGCCTGGGTGAACGATGTCCGACCTGATCGCCGCAGCCGCGCGCATCATCGATGAGCACGGCGAGAGCATGACCCTGAAGCGTGAAGGGCACGCCGATCTGGCCGTGAAGGGCAAGCGTCTCGCCGGCGGGTCCGTCGTGCCCACTGGCGGCACGGCTACGCAGCAGGATTTCGACGTGAAGCTGTCCACGACACAGCTGCAGGCCTCCTCCTGGGCGAGCAAGGTCCCCAGCGCCAGCACGGACAGTATCGCCATCGACGGCCGGACCCGGACCATCCTGGATGTCCAGCCGCTGAAGGACGGCGACGTCGTCGCGGCCTACGTGCTGGCCGTGGCTGGCTGATGGCGCGGCCGAAGCGCAAGAAGAAGGAACAGGCGGAACGGCTGCACCGCGAGCCGATCGTACGCGAGGTCGCCCGGATCCTCGAAACCGGCACGCCGACGAAATTTCGGTACGAATCGGCGTGCCGGCATGGTCTCCGCGCCAGCTTCTGCATGGACGGCTTGAAGTGGGATGCCGCCGACGAGCGCGCGCGCCAGATCGTCAACTTGGCCCTTCACCGCATCGGTGCCTCGCTGCGGCCGACCTGGAGCATCGGCCAGCAGCAGCGCGACGGGACCCGCGAATATTTCTTCTGCCGCCACTGTCAGGGCTACATGCCTGAGGGCAACAGCAGCCCATGGTGCGGCGAGCAATGCCGCGAGGCTCGCTGGATCATCGAATGGAAACGCGGGAGCGCGGCCGACGATGTGGCTCGACGCACGGCTTTGCGGACCGTATTCGGCGCCAGCGCTGAGCCGTCGTCAGGTCGAGCGGAGCGGAGATGTAAGGGTTGCAGCAAGGCCTTCGTGCCGAACGAGCGCGGTCAGCGGTTCTGTTCGAGCGACTGCTCCCGGCGTCATGTAAAGTCGACCTGGCTGCGGGAACCGAAGCCCTGCGCGATCTGCTCGACGCCCTTCATGGCCCACCTCGAAACGTCGCTCTACTGCAGCGCCCCCTGTGTCGCCGAAGGTGAGCGTCGCGTCCGCCGGGTAAGGATGGCGAAGAAGAGACCGCGGCACGAAAAGACCTGCGCGATCTGCTCCAAGGACTTCTCGACAAGCCGGCTTGATCGCATCTACTGCGGCGACGAATGCGCCGCGGAAGGGGTGCGCCGGAAGCATCGTGCCTTCAAGAAGGCGCGGAGGGAGCGTCGACCCTCGCGTGAGCCGGTGAAGTGCATGCACTGTCACGAGCTCTTCGAGCCTGGGGCTAGCGGCAACATTGGTCGGTACTGCGGCAGCCTCTGCCGTGGGCGGGCGTGGCGCGAGCAGCGGCGAGCGGTTGCAGCGCCGGCGCGAATGGCGGTGTCAGGTCAAGCCGCCGACCTCCCACGCTCCAACTCCCTCGCCAAAGGCGATAGCATCCTTCACGGATTGAATTGCAGCGCCATAGAGCGATAGCTTTTCAACGTCGGCTTCGTTGTACTTCTCTCGGGACGCAATTTCTTCGACCAGCTTTAGCCGGGCATGCTCAAGAACGGCCAAAAGTCCGCCCACTTGGTCGGCGCTTGCAGATGGTGGTCTCGACATTGGGTCTCCCTCCTGCTGGTCAGCATCTTAACGCCGCCACATCTGATTGAATTCCTGATCGAACCATACCTCGGCGTCGTACAGCGCGCCCATCCGAGATCTGAAGTCGAGGAAGCGCGAGTAGCCTTTCCGGCTAAGCCAAGTCGTGAATTCGGAGAAGCTTGGGTGATCGGTCGGACCGAACTGAACGCCCCTGTCCTTCTCCCATTCATGGCAGAGGTGGCGGATCGCCGTTTCGGCTTCAGCTTTCGTCATGCTCGACTTCCAATGTCACGGCGAAGCGATTGTCGCACGGATCTCCCATTCGGCGCCCTTGGGGCGAGCCGTCATGGCCTGGGCACCGCATATCGTACTGGCCCGGTGCGGAGAACATCACGAGGCGTTGGATGTTGAGGCCGCCTTGCTGGCACTGGCTGTTGGCGCACCGATGCATGACCCTCGCGCTCGCTTTCGTGTAGACGCTCTTCCTCTGGGCGGCGTCGCTCACGTAGTAGCCGAAAGGGTCTTCCATGATCGTGACGCGGAAGTCTTTGACGCCGGGGAATGCCTTGTCGGCGTCGCTGGTCTGCCCGAGAAACGGCTCCACCTTCATCGCGCCTTCTCCTGCGTCTTCAGGCCGATCTCGACCAGCCGGCGGATGGCCTCGGCCCGTGAGGGAAGCTCCGGTTGCTGCCGACGCCATTCGTCGATCGCCGCCAAAGCCGGCTCATGCCAGCGTAGGCCGATCAGCGTCCCGATACCGGTGGCTGGGCGACCGATCTTCTTTTTGACAACAGAAACATTTGCGCGCGTCATGGCTTCATGATAACAAAAAGGCGGGCCGAACGATAGCGCCAACTATCGCCCGACCCTGACCACAACTCGAGCCCGAGGGAGCCCGAACCATGGCTAAGTCAAAGACTACACTCACGCCCCGCCGCATGTCCGCAGCGGAGGCCTTGAAACTCGTCAACACGAAGCGTCTCGGCGCTGCCCTGGTGAAGGGCGACGTCGAGGGGGCGTTCATCGCCCTGAAGCCGGCGCTGGCCCGGATGCAGGGGCCGATCTACCCGCTGCCGCCGATGTCGAAGCCATCCGTCGAGGCCCGCCTTCGTCAGTGGGCCGCGCACATCGTGAGCGACCTGCCGGTCGACACTAGCCAGGCCGTGGCCGTGCTGGCGCTGGCCGAGGAATACCGCCGCGTCCTGATCGAAGGGCGGGCGCTCAAGACTTCGAAGTTCAAGGACCACCAGCCACTGCTGCGGCACTGGGCTATGCGGATCGCCTCGCAGCTTCCCGACGGCGAGGATGGCCAGCTGACGCTGAAGCTCGCCGTGAAGCTGCAGCAGGATTGGCTGCCGTGGGTGGCTGAGGTGCCGATGCAGATCGCGCTCAGGGAGGAGCTGGCCCGGCGCGAAGCCGAGTCGGAGAAGGCGGTCCGCAAGGAGATTCGGGCCAAGCTGCTCGCGAAGGGCCGGAGAGCCGCGCGATGATCGCCGCCGGCACCCGCCGCGAAATGCTGGCAGGCTTTGCCGGCACGCTCGCCATCCCGACGATCGCCACCGTCCCGATGCGGGAGCCGAGCCCGCACCCGATGGACGCCATCCGCCATCAGGCCGACTTGCTGGCCGCGATGATGGCGGAGGCCCGCGGCGGAAAGTGGCAAGTGCTGATCGTCGAGTTGGTCGACGTCGGCGGTGCATCATGAGCCGCCGTCTCCCCACAGAGGTCGAGGTCGCGGATGCGCTGTTGGCCCAGACGGTCGCCCGCGGCCATTACCTGAAAACTCCGGCCGACGAGCAGTGCCCGTCCGGCGTCTGGCTGCTGGTGCCACTCGAAAAGCACCACGTCCGGATCCTCGACCTAGCTGGCGAAGATCGAGCCGACCTCGAATATGACGAACGCGAGCCCGATCTCGACGACGAGCCTTCGCTTGGCTCGCTCGATCGCTGTGAGGATCAGGAGGGCTGGTCCGCTGGCATAAGCCGCCGCTGGCAAGCCGACGAGGAAGAGTGCGGCATTGACCACCGCACCTTCAAGCATCCCCGGTTGGCCCAGTTCCGCAGGTTCTAGATCGCGCCGGCCGGGGCGGCGGCGCTGCCCCGGCTGGGACTGTTACCCGATCCGTTACCCGGGGAACATGTCCCGAACGGGGAAGTGGGCTAAAACGTTGATTTTATTGGTCGGGGCGACAGGATTTGAACCTGCGACCCCCAGTCCCCCAGACTGATGCGCTACCAGGCTGCGCTACGCCCCGACCGG